AACAACAGTTTCAGCAGCAACAAGCTCAAGCTGCATCACAGTTAGTAGACCAAGGTGGTGACCCTAATACTGCTCTTGCGGCACCTATGCCTGAGATACCTATTGAACAAGTTACTTTTGCAGACTTAGTCCAGCAAAAAGTAATTCAAGTAGTAAAAATTACAGTTGAGCGAGTAAAGATGTGTGCAATGATGGGAGATGCTTACCTGTATTCTCGTATTCTCCCTACGGATAAATATCCAATCGTTCCAGCAGTGAACATGCATACACGTACTCCATATCCTACCTCAGACGTACGCATGGTTAAGGGAATGCAGGAGTATATTAACAAGACTCGCTCTTTAATTATAGCACACGCTACAACAAGTACTAATACTAAGATACTTGTTCCAGAAGGCTCAGTTGATATGACTGAATTTGAAGAAAAGTGGGCACAGCCAGGGGTTGCAATACCTTTTGACCCTACAGATGGTGCCCCAGTTACTGTTCAACCTAGCCCTCTACCTAATGAATTATATAGCAATGAGCAGACTGCTAAGAATGATATTGACCATCAGCTAGGATTATATGAAATGATGATGGGTAATTCTTCAGTAGCTCCTCAAACATATAAAGCTACTATATCATTAGATGAATTTGGACAAAGAAAGATTAAATCAAAGCTAGCAGACATTGAAGCAGCACTTACTCGTGTTGCCCAGGTTGCTATACCTATGATGCAACAGCTATTTACTGGTGAAAAGGTATTTAGAGTGGTTCAGCCAAACAATTCACTATCTGACTATGTTGTCAACAAAAGGCTTGTTGATGATAAAACGGGTGAAATTGAAGTATTTAACGATATTACGGTAGGCATGTATGATGTAGTATATATATCAGGAAGTACATTACCTACTAATAGATACGCTGAATTAGAATTTTACATGGACGCATATCAAAAAGGTCTCATTGACAGAGTTGAAGTTCTTAAGAAAACTGAAGTCTTTGATATCGAAGGAGTTATGCAACGTCAGGATGAGATTGCTCAATTGCAAGCTGCACTTGAACAAGCTCAGGAAGAGGTTAAAGGGCTTAAAGGCGATTTACAAACTCGCGATAGAGAAGCTGTTAGCCTTCGTAAAAAAGTGGAAGTTGAGAAGTTTAAATCAGACTTGGATGGAGTTAGCAATAAAGCGAAAGCTGCTGGCACATTGTTTGGTAAACGTCTTGATGACACACTCGCCAATGAAAAGCGTGATATATCGTCTCGCTTGAAAGAAATGTCACTTACCCCTAAAGGCGATACGGGCAGTGAATAGTAAGGAAAAGTAAACAATGGAAGAAATGAATCAGGATACCCCCCAAACAGCGAATACGCTAGCAGATGTTGAAGCAAAAGCATTTGGAGCGCCTGCTGCAGAAGGCTCCTTAGATAATAGTCTTACCGTTACAGAGGCTTTCTCAAGCCCTGCAGAGGTAACTGGCACTGAAACTCCTGTAGAAGGAACACCTGAAGTACCAGCGGAAGCAGCTCAAACAAACGAGGTTTATGAGGCCAAGAATGATGAGCGTAGATTTGAATATTGGCAGTCACAAGCAGCCAGACGGGAAAATGAACTTAAAGTTCTACAGCAACAGTTAGAGACAGCGAAAGCTACACCTCAAGCGACGCCTGAAGTACCAGCGCAGCAGACTCAACCAGAAGTTCAAGAATTTCCACCAGCCCCAGCTAAGCCTGAGAAACCAAGAACATTCTCTAGAGATGAAGCTTACAGCGACCCTCAATCAGAGAGTGCTCGATATTTAGACGAGGTAGAGTCATGGAGAGATGACATGGTTCAGTATTCTGAACTTAAAGGTCAGTATGAAGTAGCTGTTTTACAAGAACGTTTAGACGGTCAAGATAAGCAGCGTCAAGAAGCACAAAAGCGTCAACAAATTCAAATGGACAATAACAGACAGTCTCAAGAAGTATATGAGCATGTTACTGGCCATTATGGGTTTAATGATGCAGATGCGCGTGAGTTCATAACCACCATGAGTAAGCCAGAGTCTATAACAATGGATAACCTTGTAAACCTTTATAGGATGCAAAAAGGTCAACCTACGCAAGCTGCAGCAGTTAATGCTGGACCTAGCCCAACGTTTACCCAAATGCAAAATGCTCAATCAATCCCTTCGCCTATGGGTGTAGTGACTGGTGAAACTGGGCAAGATTCACGTCCTGAAGGAGACCAGGTTATGGATGATTTAATTAATTCATTTAACTCCAAGAATCCTTGGGGTTAATAACTTCTTAGGAGAAGAAAATGGCAAATGTAACTAGTATATCCACAGGTGCCGCCTTATCAGGTGTTGTATCTATGGATAACAACCGAAGAGTCTTTAACTTCGGTGACAGAGTAGCAGAGCTGGCTCCTCAACAATCGCCTTTCTTCGTTTACTTATCTAAAGTGGCGAAAAAAGCGACTGATGACCCAGTTTTTAAGTTTTTAGAGCAAAGACACTCATGGCAGCGTCGTAACTTTGTATGTGAGGCTGTTTCTAATATGACAGCAGCAGCAACAGGTGTAGCGTTGACTGAGAATATTGTAATCGCAGCCCCTTATAATAGTGAAGGTAAAATACAAGCTGATTGTAAACCTGAATTTATTGTAGGTGGACAAGTTATTGCAATTAAATTTGACCAAGGCGTTAAGAGAATTAAGATTGCTGAAGCTGCAACATCAGGTTCAGGTCTTACTTTTGCTGGTACTAACGGTACTGATGGTCAGGTGACTATTGCTGCAGCAAGTATGACAGCTATTGATGCTATCGCAACTAACGATGACATTTCAGCTGGTGCACAAGGTCAAGTGATTGGTTCAGCATGGGCTGAAGGAACAACAGCTCCTGAAGGTTGGGAAGATATCATGTCTGATAGCGAAGGCTATTGTCAAATCTTCAAAACTGCATGCAACTTATTCTCTGGCACTGCAATGGCAACTCGCTATCGTGGTATTGCTGATGAGTATAAACGTGTATGGGCTGATAAGCTTATGGAGCATAAGATGGACATGGAGCAAGCTTTCTTGTTCGGTCTTGGTAATGCAACAGCAGGCGCAACATCAACTCGATATACTCATGGTATAGTACCTTATGCTGAAGCAAATGGTAAAGTTTATAACTTTTCATACGCTTCATCTGGATATGATGCTTTCTTAGATGCAATGGAAGATTTCTTTGCACCTGAGTCTGGCAATTCAGGTAATAAACTTGTATTAGCTTCACGTAAAGTAATTACTTACTTGAACAAGCTTGGTGCAGGCTCATTCTTGAATAATACAGTAGGTGCTTCACAGTACAACCTTGATATCAATAGCATCCCTGGTGCTTTTGGCCATCAAGTAACTGTAGTAAACACAATATTTGGTAATCTACATTTCGTAGCTGAGCCTCTATTGCGTGGACCTTGGGAAGACTATGCTGTAGCTGTTGACATGGGCAATGTTGCTTATCGACCATTGGTTGGTAACGGCGTTTCTCGTGATACTTTCATTGAAACTAACATTCAAGCAAACGATGAAGACGGAAGACGTGACCAGATTATTACTGAAGCTGGTTTAGAAATAGCTCTTCCTGAAACTCACGCTGTATTGAAATTTAGTTAAGGGGGTATAGAATGGCTTTTACTAAAACGAATATGGGTAATGGTTGGGTAAAACTATCAGAGGCTTCTGCAGCATTAGGCTCAGGGACCACTGCTGGTGTTACTAGTAGCGCTATTGCAGCTGACGATTTAAATGCATTAGCAAAAGCTGGTTCATATATGTTGCAAGTTCATATAGCAGATACTGGAACTGTTGTGGCAGATACATCAATTCACGGAGTACAGGATGATGAATCTACCTTTCAGAGTATAGCTACTGATGTCATTGACAATCAGGCTCAGAACACTACTGTATTATACAAAGTCTCTGATGGCATTGCGTCACCAGGTCTTAAGTTTAATACAACTAAAGATAGTGGCTCTGGGGCTGCAGTTGTGACATGGACTGTTATGTATTGGGACGGTGGCCCTAATCAGTCTGATGTAACAATCGCTGGTGTTGGTGCTGACCCATCATAAGGTTAGTTAAACAAAATGGCAACGGGGCCTTCGGGCCCCTTAGCCTATAAATTGAGGAAATTATGAGTGATTTAAAAATAACCCACTCAGGGATAGAACAAACGCAAGTCAATCAAGGGCCTATTAGGCCTGGAGCAGCTTTAGGTCAATCTGGAAGTATCTTGCTTGATACAGCTTCTGCAATTGCACCTCCTGATGGAATGGTGTTTGTAGCTGTTACAATGCTAGAAGACTGCACATTTAATGCAACTAATGGCTTAGTATCAGAAGATGCGAATAAATGGTTTAATACTGATGCTGCTGCGCATGATGAGTCAGCTGGGTCAGAAACAAGCTTACAAGGTAGTGGTGGAGTAGAAGCTGATGCTAGTAATGTATTTCCTGCAGGCATGACTCTGTATGGTAGATATACTGGATTAAAATTAGCTGGTGGTTCTTGTATAGCTTACTTAGGTTAATATATGCTAGGTTTAGGCAATAAGCTTCAAAAGACTGGATTCAAGAAGATATACCCCGGTGTAGCCACTGGGGGTTTGGTATTAAAATCAGATTTTGGCAATAGAGAAGTTGTACCTATAAGTGATGGGTCAGCATTTTTTGATGGGTCTAATGATTATATAACTTTTGGGAATGATTCATCTACCCAAATAACAGGAGCAATTTCTATAAGTTTGTGGATGAAATCTTCAGATACAAGTGCTATTCAATATTTAGTAGCTAAAGATGACAATACCAATAGAAACTTTTGGCTTGCTACAGAGAATAGTACAGGCAAGGCTTGGTTCACATTTTATAATAGTGGTAGTAATAAGCAGGTAAAAAGTACAAATCATAATGTATGTGATGGGAATTGGAATCATATTGTAGCTATCTTTAACACTTCAACCGAAAAGTCTTCTATTTATGTTAATGGCGAACTATCAGCTGAATCAAGTGACCATAATGTCACCACTATTGACAATGATACAGTTAATCTTGAGATTGGTAGAAGAGGAAATGGGGTCTATTATTATGATGGGAATATTTGCAATGTAGGTATATGGTCAGCAGCCTTAACTGCAGCTCAAATCAAATCTATTATGTATAAAAAATATGGAGGCTTAAACACCTCAGAAAAAGCAAATTTAGTATCATGGTGGAATCTTAGCGCAAATGCTAAAGATTTACATGGTGGAAATCATGGGACACTTTCATAATGGCAGCTACTATAACACAAAATTCAAAACCATTACACCCAAGAGCATTAGATACCTCTGGAAATAACAATCATGGTACTGCATATACAGGTCAAGCATTAGAGTTTGATGGGGTAGCTGATTATGTTCATGGGGCACTTGATGGCAATCCAGGTGATTTCGGAAGTCAGTCTGATTTAGAGCTGACAATAGCGTTTTGGTATAATCCATCTGATGTAAGTTTAAGTGATGGAGTCGTATCTTGGAGCAGGTCAGGGCAACCCCTTGATGGCTCTACATTCCTTCTATTGAGCCAAAATGGAAGTGGTCAGTTAAGGTATTATATTAATCATTCCCCTGCATATACAGCTCTCTCTACTGTTTTTGAAAGTAATACTTGGTATCGTATTGTTTTAACTAGAACTGCTAGCGACAATACTTGGAGGTCTTATGTGAATGGTGTTGCTGATAGTACGAAAGATGATACTGGGACTCCTGGCTCTCAAGCAAATGCAGATGTATTCTATGTTGGTTCAGGTTATGGAGGTTATTTTACAGGAATGCTTTCTGATTGCCAAGTGTGGAATAAACCATTCACTCAATCTGATGTAACCTATGATTATCTCAACCCTGAAACACTAGCTTTAGATACCCCTAGCACTTCTCTCACTTATTCAAACCTCAAGCTATGGTATCCTATGCAGGATGGCACAAGAGGTGGTCAAATCAATTTAATGGATGGTGCTAATACTGGATTAGGGAGTGAAACACTAACCAATGGAGATTTTAGCGATGCGTCTGTTTCTGATACCTGGAATGGGTCTTCAGAGGTAGCTCTAGTAGGCTGGGGGTCTGGTCAAACTCATACTGCAGATAATCATGCTATCATAACTGATGGGAAATGCAGGCTTATTAGCACAGGGTCAAATATAGACATAAGGCAAGACGGTTCTTTAATTGTTGGACAAACATACTATTATTCAATTGAAGTCACTAATGTTACTTCTGGGTATATCACCTTAAATGCAGGCTATGATGTGCTAGATGCTACTGATATCGGGACTTACACTGGTTATTTTACAGCTACAAATGATATGTTTTATATTAAGAGGAATGGGTCTGGTGGAGTCTGTGATGTAACATTTGATAATGTTTCAGTCAAAGCCATAAACGCCAAAAATCACGGCGCTTCTAAATTCTATGGGGAACAGCTATGGGCAAATGATGAAGCCTTGCTTAGCACTGATTATGGAAGTGAGTTGATTACTAATGGAACAATGGAAGCTGATTCTAATTGGGCAGACAGGAATATAGGAGGCGGTGAAAGCAATACAAGAAGTACTGAGCAAGCTCATAATGGTACATATTCTAGAAAAATAGTAGCCACAGCAAATGACTCTGGTTGTAGAAGTGATAATTTTAATGTAGTAGCAGGAAGAGCGTATCTTGTAGAGTGTTATGTGTATGTTGTTTCAGGAACATGTAGGATACAAAGGGCAGGAGGTCATGTTAATGTTACCGAGTCTTCAACAGGCACAGGTGCATGGGAAAAACTATCAGGAGTAGCAACATCTTCTTCTACAACTACTGAATCTTTTAAAATAGTGGCAGATGGAGGAGCATCTACTTTTTATGTTGATGATGTATCTGTAAAAGAAATAGGCTCTACAAGTGAATTAAGAACTGGTTCTGAAATAGCAAGTGGTGCATTAACATATAATAAATGGTATGAAATAACTGCCA